TCTCAGTTCTCTGGAACGGGCGCAGCGGGAAATCCTGCCGCTCGATTTAGCGCTGTACCACGCCGCTCGCGATTACCCGGGCGGCGCTGCTGCCATCGCAGCCACGACAGGTCGCAACCCGACCACGCTGCAGCACAAGCTGTCGCCAACCCATCCGAGCCACTCCATCAACATTCAGGAATTCGGTGAGATCCTCGAACTGACCAAGGATCGCCGCATTCTCGATGCGGTGCATGCGCTGGTCGGTGACACGATCTGGCAGGAGCTGGCGGACACCTACACCAACGACATGCCCGAAACCCTGACCACGGGTATCGCCGAATACTTCCGCCAAGTCGCCGATCTGGCCGAGACCTGGGCCAAGAGCATCGGCGACGGCGTCGTCACCGACCAGGAACTGGCGGCGATTCGTCTGCAGGTGTTCCGGGGTATTCAAGGTTTGCTGGGTTTGTTCAACCGCGCCACCTACGTCAACCAGACGACGCGAGGTGCTGACCGTGGCTGACATCGCCGATTTCGCCAATGATCTGGTGCAGGAACGCATCGATCAGGCCATGGCTGCGCGTAGCGCTGCCAAGGCAGAAAGCGCTGCCCATTCCTTGCTGTTCTGTGAAGTCTGTGACGATCCGATTCCGGAAGCCCGTCGTTTGGCTCAGTCGGGCTGCTCGCAGTGCATCAGTTGCCAGTCCCTCTCTGAGCGGGGGATTCAGCATGCTCGATGAGGTATTGGGCCAATTCGCCGATTACGGTCTGGAGCCAGCGCAACCGCTGATGTTCGGCAAGCTGACCCGCTGCAAGACATCGCAGGACAAGGGCAAGGAAAAGAACGGCTGGTACGTGGTGCACGAGCAGCGCACGGAGAAGGGCGACACGCTGATCTTCGGCGCTTTCGGTGACTGGCGTTCGGGCGAAACACAGAAGATCAAGGTCAAGGCCGGTCGGATGTCGCCTGAAGAACGCGAAGTGATGCGTGCCCGTCAGGAAGAAGCCAAGCGCCGTGCCGCCGAAATCGCCAGTAACGCTGCGCGGCGCGCCGCGAAAAGGGCGCAGGGTTTGTTCGAGCGTATGCCGACCACCGGGCGCAGCGACTACCTGGACCGTAAACAGATCGTTGGCATCAACGTGCGTTACGCGCCGCGCACCGGTGCCGTGTTGGTCCCAATGAAGAACGCCCGTGATCAGATCATGGGCCTGCAGGTAATCTTCCCGAACAAGCAGGAAGACACCGGCCGCGACAAATCCTACTGGCCTTACGGGATGGCGAAGGAGGGCACCTTCCACCTGCTCGGCCCGCATCCGGTACCGGGCGAACCGGTACTGGTCTGTGAGGGTTACGCCACCGGCGCCAGCCTGCACATGGCGACGTCGCTTGCCGTGGCCGTGGCCTTCGATGCTGCCAACCTGCTGGCTGTGTGCAAGGTCATGCGCGAGCGCTTCGCGGGTTGCCCGCTGATCATCTGCCGCGATGATGACTGGAAGACCACCAAGCCTAATGGCGATGCGTGGAATCCGGGTGAAGAGAAGGCGAGCAACGCCGCGCTGATCGTCGGTGCCCAGGTCGTTGCGCCGATCTTCACGATTGAGCGTCACAACAAGTGGACCGACTTCAACGACCTGCACGTCGCCGAAGGTTTGGAGGCCGTGCGTCGTCAGGTGCTGGCCGTGGTCCGTCCACCGGCGGCTGGTGGCTGGAAAGATCAACTCGCCCGCAGTGAAAGCGGCGCCTTGATCGCGCACATGCAGAACGTCGAACTGATCCTGGCTCATGACGAACGCTGGGCCGGGGTGATCAGCTACTGCGCCTTCAGCTCGAAGATCGTCAAGTTACGCGCCGCCCCTTATGGCGGTGGTACTGGCGAGTGGGCCGACATCGACGACGTGCGCGTGATGAAGTGGCTCGCGCAGCAGTACAACCTGCGCGTGAAGTCCTCGCACGTGATCGAGGCTGTCAGCGTGGTTGCACACGACCACGCCTTTCACCCGGTGCGCGAGTACCTGAGAAAACTCGAATGGGATCGCGTGCCGCGCCTGGAGCGTTGGCTGACGGATGTCATGGGCGTGAAGATAACGGACTACACGTCCAAGGTCGGCAAGCGCTGGATGATCTCGGCCGTGGCACGGGTGATGAAGCCTGGGTGCAAGGCCGACTCGGTGATGATTCTCGAAGGCGTACAAGGCGCCGGGAAGTCGACCGCCATGAGCGTGCTCGGCGGCGAGTGGTTCATGGACACGCCGTTTGCCCTCGGCGACAAGGACGGCTTTCAGGCGATACGCGGCAAGTGGATCGTCGAGCTCGGCGAGTTGGACAGCTTCAACAAGGCCGAGAGCACCAAGGCCAAGCAGTTCTTCTCCGCATCGACAGACACCTACCGCGAAAGCTATGGCCGCAGAACGCTGGACGTGCCACGCCAGTGTGTTTTCGTCGGCACGACTAACCAGGACGAATACCTCAAGGACGCCACCGGCAACCGACGCTATTGGCCGGTGGCCTGTACCAAGGTCGACGTGGCGTTGCTGCGCGAGATCCGCGATCAGCTGTGGGCCGAAGCGATGTTCTGCTTTGAGGCCGGCGACCTCTGGTGGGTGACGCGAGAGGAAGCGCCAATGTTCAGCGAGGAGCAGGACGAACGTTTCGTGGTGGACGAATGGGAAACGCCCATCCTGACCTGGCTTGAAGAGTCGCAGATCGGCGAAACCACCACCGGCAGTGAAGTGATGAGTCAGGCGCTCAAGCTCGATCCGGGTCACTGGGGTAAACCGGAGCAGATGCGTGTGGGAGCAATCCTCCATCGACTGGGCTGGCGACGGTTCCGTTTGGGCGCCTTGAGCAAGAGCGGTCAGCGGCCTTGGGCGTACAAGAAACCGGAGGGTTGGGGCAGGGCGCCTGCGCTGGAACAACCTGAGTTTGAGGAGCCATGCTTCGATGATTAAAGCGATCGATATGGCTCTCAAACAATGGGCGCAGGAGCTGCACAGCGACGAGGTGGCCGCCGGTTACTCGGGCGGCAACATGGTCGCGATGATGATGGAGAGCGGTGGTCAGCTTGTGCGCGGAAGGCGCGGGAGCAGGGTGCCGCTGGAAGCCTCGCTGGACATCGAGCGTATCGTCAAAAAACGCCTCGATCCTGAGCTGATGACAGTGGTGCAGGTGCATTACTTCCAGCCTGATGCGCCCTTGACTGCGCGTCTGGCTGAGAGTGGCTGTACACGCAACCTCTACTACCAGCGCCTGCATGACGCCCACATCGTGGTCGAGCACTTCCTCCTGGGGGAGGCGGCTTGATCGTGGGCATTACTTTGGCTCACACCGTCCCACTGACCTGCCTCCGTCCCACTGCTTTTTGCGGTGGTGGGACGGGCGCAGGCCACGTCGTTGTTGGGCTGTCCCACCGTCCCACCTTTTTCATGCCTCCCGCCCGTGTATGCGTAGCGGGCATCAATGCGCGTGTTCACGCGCACGCGTGGTTTTAAATATTCTCTCTATACACGAGAAAAGAGAGATAAAAGTAGGACGGTGGGGCAAAGCCCCAATCTACGGGGCTTTCAGACGTCCCACCTTGTTTTAGAGAGGTGGGACGCATGGGACGCCAGAAAAGCAAAAGACAGCCGGGATAGATATTCACCGACATTCGCCAGCCGTTCACCGGGCGTAAGCCACACATTCACCGGATGGCATTAAAACGGGTTGCTGCCACCAGAATCGACCTGTAAAAAGGGGCCATCTTCGATGTGTGCGACCGCAAAGCGCGGCAGGCCATCCACCACCTGACCCGGCCATTGCGCCGGGTCTTTTTGTTTAGGGGGCAGGGCAATGACGAACGAGCAACAGGCACTGGCAGAGATGCCGATCTGGTTGGTGATTGCCCTTTCCCTGGTTGGCGGTGTGTCTGGCGAGATGTGGCGCGCCGACAAGGACGGAGCGCGAGGCTGGGCCTTACTGCGCCGCCTCGCGCTTCGCTCCGGTGCCTGCATCGTCTGCGGCGTGTCAGCGATGATGTTGTTGTTCGGCGCGGGAATGTCTATCTGGACGGCGGGCGCCCTGGGTTGCCTGACCGCGATGGCCGGCGCGGACGTCGCCATCGGCTTGTACGAACGCTGGGTGGCCAAGCGCCTGGACCTGAGCGAGGCGGAACCGAAGGCATGAGCCGGGCAGGCCGGGTAGGGGGCAGATTTCACGGGTCCTCCCCAAGGGCCGCCCCCTACACGGGTTATCGAACTCGCGGAATCTCTCTAGCTGGAACCTTTGCAGGGATGTCCGTCTTTCCAAAGGGATGGGGTAGGGCATGGCACTCGGATGTCGAGTCGACCGACCGGCCCGGGCAGAAAACCGCCGGGGACCCTGGGGACTTTCGAAGGGTACGGGGTCGGAAACCCGCGGGATCGTGTTAGTGGGAGGCCCGCCAGCTTACTGAAATTTCAATCCATTGAAATCTTGAAAGGATTCATTGAAAAGCCGCTGAAAAGGAGGGCTTATGAGCACAGCTACGTACCTGTCAAAGAGCGCCTTTGCTGCGCACATCGGACGGTCGCCGAGTTACATCACCTG